GTAATGAAACAAAGAGCAACGCTTTAGCAGTACAGATTAACATACACAGAGACAGCGATACAGAGACTGTAACGATTAAGCCATCTGGTTCTAAAGCAGAGGATTAAAGGTCTGTAACTGTTGGTATTGCTAGGGTTTAGTTTAAAAAGGGTTCATAGGTGGTTCAAATAGCCCCCAGTACCAAGCCCCACAGGCACAACTTTTTCGAAGGCGAAGGCGATACACACACACGCCCCCCTTCACACAAAAAACAAACAACACAGGTTGTCGCTTAGTTGTCGTAAACCAAAAAAAACAAATTCTCAGGTTGTCGACAACCAATAGGTAATCAACATGGAAATGCAGAGTAATAAATTCGCCAGGAATATGATGGCCCAAAAGTTAATGTCTGAGAATAAGGACAACCCATTTAACTCTAGGTTCTTTCAGCCGAGTGATGCTTATTCAAAGCAACAGACAAGACCGATACAAGGTGATTTGACATTAGGTAACATTGCATCATACTTTATGCCTTTTTCTAAGGATGTAGGCCCATATGAAGATAGTCCTAAATTAAATCGACCTGGAGGAGTAAACATAGATTTCCCACCGATTGCTAAAGATGCAGTTAGTGGAATTAACAAGTTTGGCCAAGTCTTTAGAGGTGAGTTAAGCCAAGATGAAATAAAGCAATTAGCCTTTGATACATCTATGAATGTCACAGGTGGTTCTTTGGTAGGTTCTAAGCTGCTTAAAAATGCTGTGCCAAAAGATTCTTTGTCAATGGGTTTGTATTCTGGAACAAAAGCTGAAAAAAAAGCTAAAATAGCAGCTTTAAGAAAAGAAGCTAATATTGAAAGGTTTGGTTATGACCCTAATGATTCAAGTTCATTACCAGAAACTTCTTACAGATACCAACATCAACCAAGAGGGCCAAAAGACGAAACTCCTGTAAGATTAGATGACCTTACAAAATCAACAACTGGTGAAAGTGCAGGTTACCCAGATGATTTTTATACATTACAAGGACAAAGAATTTATGCACAAGGCCCAAAATTTCCTGGTGATGAATTTGGTTCATCGAATTTAGAAAGTTATAACATCATAAAAAATATAAGAAATAAGCCAAATGCAGAAGTTACTATTTATAGGGCTGTACCTAATAATAAAAGTATAAAAACCATAAATTCAGGTGATTTTGTTTCACTTAGTAAACAATACGCAAAAAGTCATGCAGCAGGTGGATATGGTGAAGGTGGAGAAGAAGCAGGAAAGATTTTATCTAAAAAGGTCAAAGTAAAAGATATTTATTGGGATCAAAATGATGTTAATGAATTTGGGTATTTTCCAGAAAGTAAATAATGTCTAAGAAGATAATAAAACTAGAATACGACCCACAACCTAAACAGCAGTTATTGCACAAGTGTAAAGCCAAGCAGATATTATTTGGTGGAGCAGCAGGAGGTGGTAAAAGCCATTCTGGTCGTTGGGATGTAATTGGGTTCTGCTTAGAGAATCCTGGTTTAAATGCCTTTATATTTCGTAGGTCGCTGCCTGAGTTGGATAGTAATCATATTCAGCCCTTAAAGAAGGAATTGCCTTTAGCGTTAGGTTCATTTAACGAAACCAGAAAGAGGTATGAATTTTATAATGGTTCAACCATACAGTTTCAGTATTTAGAACGAGATAGTGACTGTGATCGTATTCAAGGCACAGAAATACATATAGCCCTAGCCGATGAAGCAGGTCAGCTATCAGCCTATCAATTAGGTTATATTAAAAGTCGAATGAGATTAGGATCATTTAAGCCAAAGCAAGAAGGGTTTTTCCCACGATTAGTAATGACAGCTAATCCAGGTGGACAGAGCCATAACTTTTTAAAGGCTTTGTATATTGATCCATCACCTCCTGAGACTTATTTTTACGATCATACAATGCGAGACCCAAATAATCCAAAGGATAAGGGTTGGCTGAGTATGTATATACCTGCAAAGATGACTGACAATAAATACATTGATCCTAGTTACGCTAGTTCATTTAGTGGTTTGCCAGAAGAACTTGCAAGGGCTTTGCGAGAGGGTGATTGGGATTTAGTTATTGGCTCTTTCTTTGGTGATATTTGGAAAAGAGATTTACACGTTATCAAGCCATTTGACATTCCACAGCATTGGACAAGGTTTAGATCGTTTGACTGGGGATCGGCATCGCCATTTAGCGTTGGTTGGTGGGCAGTAGCTGAAGGGCATGAAACTATACCAGATAACGCATTGGTTAGGTATCGTGAATGGTATGGAGCAGCAGGGCCGAACAGAGGTTTAAGAATGACGGCTGAAGAAGTTGGAAGTGGTATTCGTGCAAGAGAACGTGGCGAAAAAATAAATTTTGGTGTTGGTGATCCGTCAATATGGAAGTTTGATGGAGGCCCGTCAATAGGAGAGAGATTAGGTAAGTTAGGCGTAAGATTTAGAAGGGCTGATAATTCCAGAGTTGCAGGATGGGATCAGGTAAGGCAAAGGCTAATTGGCGATGATGGAGTTCCTATGATGTATTTCTTTAAGGGCTGTATTGACACCATTAGGACATTACCAGTTTTGACCCACGATAAACATCGAATGGAAGATATTAATACGACTGAGGAAGATCACGCTGCTGATGAAATTCGTTACGCTTGCATGTCAAGACCATTTACAAGAAAAGCCCCAGAGATAGATGAGGATATTTGGCGAAAGCCGACCATCGATGAAATGATGAGTGGTTTGGATAAAACAAGCCGACCAAGTTCGTGGAGATTTTAATTGGATTATAAATTTGACAGAGAGCCTACGAAAAAGGCTGATAGAGCTGCGTATTGGAACAACCAGATTCTAAACGCTCGTAAGTTTGAGGAAACCTGGCGAGAGCGTGCTAGTGGTATAGTTCAAAGATACAGAGATGATAACGTCAATCGGTTTGAACGTGAATCGAGAATGAACATATTTCATTCCAATATTGATACGTTAAAGTCGGCTTTATATTTTAAAACACCAAAGCCACGAGTAACCAGACGATTTAAAACTGATGACCCTATTGGTAAAACCATAGCAATGGTTATGGAACGTGGCTTACAGTATCAGTTAGATTTTTATGATTTTGATGGAACAATTAAAAAAGCCATTGAAGATATGTTAATTGTAGGTCGTGGGGCTGTAAGGTTAAGATATGATCCTGTGCTTGTTACAGGTGATCCACAACGTATTCCTATTAATGTTGAGCCTATTACTGGCATTGGCGAAGTTGCTCCTGGTCAAATGGGTGAAGTTCAGGTTGCCCAAAGGCTGCTTGATCCTGAAGGTAATGAAATTGAGCAAGAAAACGTAAAGCAAGATGCAAGAGGTTTATTTATAGAAGGTGATCCAGTAGAAGAAATTGGAGAGCAATCTATTCGCTGTGAGTACGTGCATTGGCAGGACTTAACCATTGCCCCTGCTAGATGTTGGGAAGATGTAAAGTGGATTGCGTTTAGGCATTTATTATCTAGGCAAGAACTAGTTGATTATTATGGCGAGAAGCAAGGGCAGCAAATCCCTTTAAGTTATGTGCAATCGGAATCATCTGGCTATCAAGATAACCCAGAACCAGACATGGCTGAAATTTATGAGATATGGGATAAGAGGTCTGGCAAACAAATATTTGTAGCCACTAGTTTTAATGAAATACTAGAAGAAGCTGACGATCCTTATAATTTAGATGGTTTTTGGCCTATGCCAGAGCCTATCTATGCCATTTCGACAACTGACACAACTTTACCTGTGCCAGAGATATTAATATATGAAGATCAGTTATTTGAATTAGATTTAATCACACAAAGGATTGCAGCGTTAACTGAAGCCTTAAAACGTAGAGGTGTTTACGATGCTAGTTTCCAAGAATTAATAAGATTAGCTGATGCCAATGATAATGAATTTATCCCTGTTGAAAACTTTGCGATGTTACAAGCAGGTGGTGGTTTAGCTAATGTTATGCAAGAAGCACCATTGCAGAACTTAATTACGGCAATTACTGCGTTATACTCATCAAGAAAAATTGTTATTGAAACCATTTATGAGATCACAGGTATCTCCGATATAATGAGAGGTACGTCAGCTAGTCGTGAAACGGCAACGGCACAAAGGATCAAAGGTCAATTTGGTGCAATGAGGTTAACAAGCCGTCAACGTGCTATTGAAAAGTTCTTAGATAAAATAATGACATTAAAGGCTGAATTACTTGTTGAGAATTTAGAGCCTAGCTTATTGGAAAAGATGACTGGGATTGCTTTACCTCCAGAGGTAGTCGCAGTCATGCAAGATGATAGATTAAGAAGTTACAGAGTGTCTATAGATACTGAAGAAAGTTCAGCTATAGATCAGGCAATGGATCAGAAAAACAGAACTGAATTTCTAACGGCTATGGTTCAGTTTCTGCAAACTGTCGGCCCATTAGTTAACTCTGGTGCTATAGGTTTTGACCAGGCAAAGATGATGATGTTGTTTGCTGCTAGAGCGTTTCCTGGTGCAAGAGAATTAGAAGAAAGTTTAGAAGCTATCCAACCACCACAACCACAATCAAATCCTGCTGATAAAATTATTGAGTTAGAGGGTGCTAAATTACAAGCCCAGACTGAAGAAGCTAAATCAGACATACAGATAAAGATTGCACGACTAGAATTAGACAAAGAAAAAACTCAAGCCGATGTAGCGTTAAAACAGCAGAAACTAGAAATTGATGCTGCCAAAATAGTTACAGGCTAATGAATAACTCTGATGCGTTAGGTCGCATAGTTTGGCTTATGGGTCATTCTAGGCATCATAACACTTATCGAGTCCACGACATACATAGGTTGATTTTACCTGCGATCGCAAATTACCAGTTTAGGGTTTGGGAGGGTGAGTTTAATCCACAAGGTTTTATAATTTGGGCTTGGCTTACTGATGAAGCATCGAGTGAATATGAAAAAGGTAGTAGTCACATAACTGGCAAAGATTTTGTAGGTGGCACTAATCTATGGATTGTTGAAATGGTAATGCCCTTTGGCGATGCTAAGTCTTTAATGAGTGAAGGCAAAAAGCATCTAATAGGTCTTTACGGCAAAGGAACAGTTCTTAGAGGTAGAAGAACAAAGAACAATTTATTTAAAAAGGTGATTTTATAATGGGTGATAGTCCAGACAATGACAATTCAGGTGGCGATGAGGCAGATGAAGTCTATGAGAGAGAGGCTAATCAAATAACTGGAAACTTTGGTGGGGATTTGACTAATTTAAATACCAATAATGATATGATGAGCAGTCCAAATCGTGGAGGATATGCAAGTGATGAAGCAAGAGACAGTTATGTTGCAGGGCAAAAAGCTTTAGCAAATAAAGTGGCACAAGGTCAGCAATTAGGTGCAGGATTAAATAATTATCAGCCTAACACTCCTTCTACAATGGATGTTCAAGATTTTGCAAGAAGTCAAGATTTCTTTGATGCTAATCCAATGAGTGCAGTAGTTGATGCTCCATTTACATCTAGAAGTGCTGACATCAATGTAGGGCCTGGAGATATATTTGGATTAAAGGAACAAATTGGAAATAAAATTAGTCAGGGTGGCACAGCAGTTTCAAACAACATGGGTCAAATAGTTGGTGCTACAGGTCAAACTCCTATGTTTGGCATACCTTTTTTACCAGATGTAACAACTTATACAGGTAGAAACGAATACAATCCCTTTGGTGATCCTACAATCGGTGGTGATGATAATAATAATGAACCAGATATAATTAGACGTAGGATGAGTGCTGAAACAGTACCCATACAAGAAGAAGATGATCCTGTACTATCTGATGATTTAGCATCTAATTATCTTCAAAACCCTTACTATGGGTATTCTGGGCAAGGCAATTTATATCAACCTTATGGTTATGCAAATAATACTTTAGTTGACCTTCTAAGAACTAGAAATATGACACAACCACAACAACGTGCAGCTAATTTAGGGCTGTTTGGTAATCCAGGAGATTTTTCATAATGGAAATGGACATGGAAGGGGCTGCTCAAGCCTACGCTCAATTATCTGAGCAAGAAAAAGAAATGATTAGGGAGGTCGTAGATAGTCCTCTTATGGGAATACTTGCGAAAGTGTTTGGCCAAGAATTTATCCAGACATTAGGTAGTTTTAATAAACCTGCTCGTAAGATGGATGCTGAAATGCGTTCACAAGCAGCAAGAATGTTAATGAGATGAGCAAGCAAACTTATATCTTTGTTGATGGCAAACTTGTTGAAAAATCAGAAGCAATAAAAGCCCATTCTGTGAACATAATGAAAGATATTGAGCCTTATCAGAATATGAAGGATTTAGGTTGGATTCAATCACGTTCACAGCACAGGGAGTTTTTGCGTAAACATAATGTAATAGAAGTAGGGAATGAACAAAATCATATTTTCAAATGACAGATAATTTAGAACAGCTAGAAAGCACTCAAGATTCTGCACCAACAAGTCCAGAGTCTAATAATGAGTCAGCATCAGAAACAGTTCGTGAGACATTGAACCGAGTGTTGGCTTCCAGAGAAACAGACGAAGTAGAGGAACAAGAAGCTGAAACGCTACCACCTCCACCAGAACAAGAAGCATCTGAAACTGAAGAAGAATCAGTAGAAGAAGAAACAGAAGTTACAGAAGGCAAAACTGAGGAAAAGGCAGAAGAAAAGCCTTTGGAAGCGATAGCTCCACCTCAACATTGGCCAAATGATTTTAAAGAGCAATTTGAAGAAATGGATGCAACAGGTCAGCATTTATTTATGAAACGATATAAGGACTTAGAAGGCGATTACACTAAGAAAACGCAATCCCTTGCTAAGTACCGAAAGAGACAAGAATCTTTTGATGAAATTATGAAACCACATATGGATGATTTCTCAAGAGCAGGTATGGATGACGTAGGTGCTGTAAGGCAATTATTATCAGCCCATAACTATTTAAAGAATGATCCTAAACAAGCTATACAATGGCTTGCAAAGAATTATGGTGTAGACCTAGCAGAAGTCGGATACGATTCTACTGCTGAAGATGATGACTATGCCGATCCTAAGATGAAAGCGTTGGAGCAGCAAGTTGCCCAGTTACAAGGCTTTTTAAAGAACCAAGAACAGACAAATATGCAAAGTGTTCAACAAAACACTCAGTCTATGATCGACCAATTTGCAACTGAAAAGACTACCGATGGTAGCCCTAAACATCCACACTTTGATAGTGTCAGGGATAGAATGGGCGTATTAATACAAGGTAATCAAGCCCCAGACTTAGCAACAGCATATGACATGGCTGTCTACGCTGATCCTAAATTAAGACAGGTGATGATGGATAGTTACGCTGCTTCTAAGAAACAAAAAGAGGTAAAAACTCAAGCTGTGGCAAAGGCAAAGAAAGCGACTAGATCAAATGTTAGGGGAAACCCATCACCGAGTGAAAAAGCATTTCCAAACAATATGTCTGTAAAAGAAACAATTTTACAATCAATTCAACAATTAGAGAATGGAAGGACATAAATTATGGCGAGTCCAAATTTATCTGAGATAGTAACAACAACTCTCAGGAATCGAAGTAAAAGTTTAGCTGACAACGTGTCAAATCATAACGCATTGTTAAAAAGGCTAAAAGAAAATGGTAACACTAATCTTGTTACTGGTAGACAAATTGTCCGAGAATTAGAACACGCAGATAATTCTACTGTGGGCTTTTATTCTGGATACGAAAGTCTAGACGTTTCACCATCGGAAGTTTTAAGTGCAGCCACTTATGATTATAAGCAAATGGCAGGAAATGTAACAATTTCTGGTTTAGAGCAAATTCAAAACTCTGGAACAGAAGCTGTTATAAATTTGCTTGAATCTAGAATAAATGTTTTAGAAAAATCGCTTATGAACACACTTTCAACAGCATTGTATTCTGATGGAACGGGAACTTCAGGTAAAGAGGTAGGTGGATTACAGT